ATGACAGGAGCTTTTTCAGGGTCTGCAACCTATATTTCCGCAAAGTGAAAAAACGCCCTGCATGTTGCAAGGCGGCAAAGAGAAAGTTATTTCCACAATATTTCGGGTTTTCTTTCGTGTACTGCACAATCAGTGAGATAGAGGTTAATCAAGGTCTGATAAGGTATTCCCATTTCGGAAGATAAATTTTTGAAAAAATCAATTGTACTGCTGTCAATATTGATAGTAATCTGTTGCTTCAGCTTCTTAGCATAAGGATTTTTACGGGGATTCAGCTTTTCGATGTCATATTCTTCTCTCATCACATTCACCACCCTTCCTGATAGATTTTCTTTTCTCTTTTCGTTGCTTCTCTGGCGGAAATAATGCGGATTACATTATCGGAATCTCTGTAACAATGGCTTACAATGCAGATTTTTGATGATTTTGTCATTCCGATGATGAGAAAGCGTTCTTCTCCAATAGAATGGTCAGGGTCATCAAAGACAACAGCAAATTCGTCATAAAACACCTCCTGAGCTGTCTCAAAAGATAAGCCATGTTTTCTTTTATTGATTTCATTTTTGTTTTCGTCCCATTTAAAATTGATAGTCTCCATAATTATATTATAATTATAATATGTTGATTTGTCAAGTGTTTTTAGAAATTTTCAGGTGATAATGTGAAAAAATTAGAAAACTATGTGCCTACCAGATTCATGGCAGAGGGTTCTCACTACGATAAGAAAAAAGCTGATTTTGCTGTGAATTTCATTCAATGCTTATGTCATACAAAGGGCGACTGGTACGGAAAGAAATTCGAGCTGATGGACTGGCAGGAACAAATCATCAGAGACATTTTTGGGACAATCAAGGAAAATGGATACAGGCAGTTCAGCGTTGCTTATGTTGAGATTCCAAAAAAGAACGGAAAATCTGAAATCGCCGCTGCTGTTGCCCTTCTTATGCTGTGCGGTGACGGCGAACAGAGAGCGGAAGTCTACGGATGCGCCGCTGACCGTGACCAGGCGAGTATTGTTTTTGATGTTGCCGCTGATATGGTCGCACAGAATCCGGCTTTGTCAAAGCGAATCAAGGTGCTGAAAGCAAAAAAAAGGCTTGTTTATGAGCCGACTAACAGCTTTTATCAAGTGCTTTCTTCTGAAGCACACAGTAAGCACGGTTTCAATGTTCATGGTGTCGTGTTTGATGAACTGCATACACAGCCGAACCGGGAATTATTTGATGTTATGACAAAGGGTTCAGGCGATGCCCGGAAACAGCCGCTCTACTTCCTGATTACGACCGCCGGAACAGACACACATTCTGTTTGTTACGAACAGCATCAGAAGGCCAAAGACATCATCGAAGGCAGAAAACACGACCCGACATTCTACCCTGTCATTTACGGAATCGAAGATGATGACGACTGGACAGACCCGGAAATCTGGAAGAAAGCCAATCCGTCACTCGGCGAAACAATCGGCATTGATAAAGTCATAGCTGCATGTAATTCCGCAAAGGAAACTCCCGGCGAAGAAAACGCTTTCCGTCAATTGCGCCTGAATCAGTGGGTCAAGCAGTCAGTCAGATGGATGCCAATGCAGAAATGGGATGCCTGTAATTTCCCGGTCAATCCGAAAGTACTGGAAGGGCGTGTCTGCTATGGAGGACTTGACCTGTCATCAACAACAGATATTACCTCGTTTGTACTGGTTTTTCCGCCGATTGATGAGGAGGATAAATATCAGGTTCTGCCCTATTTCTGGGTTCCGGAAGAAACGCTTTCTTTGCGTGTCCGGCGTGACCGTGTACCTTACGACATCTGGCAGAAACAAGGGCATCTGATGACGACCGAAGGCAATGTTGTACATTATGATTTCATTGAGCATTTTATTGACGAACTCGGTCAGAAATATAATATCAGAGAAATCGCATTTGACCGCTGGGGAGCTGTCCAGATGTCACAGAATCTGGAAGGCTTAGGCTTTACAATGGCACAGTTCGGACAGGGCTTTCGTGATATGTCGCCGCCGACCAAAGAACTTATGCGGTTTGTGCTGAATCAGCAGATTGCACACGGCGGACATCCGGTTCTCCGCTGGAACGTTGATAACATCTTCATCAGGCGTGATCCTGCCGGAAATATCAAGGCGGACAAAGAAAAATCGACAGAGAGAATTGACGGTGCAATCGCCATGATTATGGCACTTGACAGAGCTGTCCGGGGCGGAGCTGATTCCGGAACAAGCGTTTACGATGAACGGGGATTACTTGTATTATGATGGATATTTTCAAAAAATTATTTCAGAAGGACAAGCCGCTGAACCGCTATGACAGCCCGTCCACGCATTACATGACGGGGCGAACTGTCAGCGGTGTGAGCATTACAGACAGAAATGCTATTCAGCAGATTGCCGTCTATGCCTGTATCAGAGTGCTGTCTGAGGCAGTAGCACAACTTCCGCTGCATGTCTATGAGCGTACTGAAAACGGCAGGAAACGGGCGGAAAATCATGTGCTGTATTCCCTGCTTCATGACCAGACGAACAGGGAAATGACAAGTTTTGCATTCCGTGAAACAATGATGCTGCATCTGCTCGTTTATGGAAATGCTTATGCACAGATTATCCGGAACGGCAGGAATGAAGTTGTCAGCTTATATCCGCTGATGGCTAACCGCATGAAGGTTGACCGGGATAACAGCGACAATCTGATATACATCTATAATCGCTATGAAAACGCTGATCCGAATCTGAAACAGACAGGGGAAGTCATTCTCAGTGCGGAAGATGTTCTGCATATTCCGGGACTTGGCTTTGACGGGCTTGTCGGCTATTCTCCGATTGCAGTCGCTAAGAATGCGCTTGGTATTGCCAAAGCTTGTGAGGATTACGGAGCTAATTTCTTTGCGAACGGTGCGAGTCCGTCTGGTGTGCTGGAACATCCGGGAACGATCAAGGATTTCAACCGCATCCGTGAGGGCTGGAAAGATGCTTACGGCGGAAACAATTCCCATAAAACTGCGATTCTCGAAGAAGGCATGAAGTACACACCGATTTCAATCCCGAATAACGATGCACAGTTTCTGGAAACAAGAAAATTCCAGCTTGAGGAAACCAAATCAGCGTCGTGATTCCCGACACTGGTTTCAGGGCAAAACCACTCCCCTGAATCAGGGTGCTGGCCTGAAATCGAAAATACGGGCTTTTGTGGGCGGTCACTCCGGCAGGGGGGAAGTGTTATCGGCTATGGGGTGGTAAACGCCACCACGCTCCTGTGTGACCGCCTGTGAGGGGCATCTGACGGACAATAAAAAATCGGCACGTCCTGAATCAGGACGCACCGAATAAAAGACTGCTACCCATCAATTTGACACGGGGGTAGAAATTTGCGAGTTAAAGCGGCAGTGTCGCCGCACTCACAGCAGACGGCAAAGCCGACCGCACACAGGCATTATTCAGGATTGAGATTAGGAGTTGCAAATGACCGAAAAAATTTTTTCGGCGTTGTGACCGATATGAATGTTGGTCGCTCCGAAAATTTTCAGGTGTTGCAAGCGTAACACGAAAAAAGTCATCCGAACCTATAACTTGTTATAGGACGACCTGCATCACAGATGTAACAAGGGGTTCGGGGAAACTTCCCTGAGAAAAAATTGTACTTTGCGGTGACTTGTTACCACAAAGCACTTGCTTGCTAGTAAAGTTTTCAGAGCGAAAAAAATCAGACGAAACAAAACCAGCAAGCACGGCAGAGCAGTGCCACAAATTTTCAAATTTGTTCACTTGCTCTGCATCATTTCTCAGGGAAAATCCCTGAAACCCTTGTGAGAAAATCGATAAAAAGTGTTCATAAAATCAGCCTGACTTTCTGAAAAGAGTGACAAGTGATCAGTTTACTTTTTCTGAACACTTGACAAACTTCCTGCAACATGTTAAAATATAAATATAAAAAACACGAGGCGGGAAAACAAATGAGAAGAAAGAAAAAGCTGACACCAGAGCAGCAGCTTCAGGAAAGTTTGATCCAATTGAAAAATTATCGGCCGCTTGATGATGACTTTATGCGTGAGATGTTCCGGAACAGTTGGAATCTGACAGAATTCGTTCTGAGGATTCTCACAGGCATCAAAGACCTGATTCTCATCAGACAGGAAACACAATATGATCTGAAACGTTTGTCAGGTGCAAGAGCTGTTTGCCTTGATGTGTTCGGAAAAGATTCTCTTGGCAGATGGTACGACTTAGAAATTCAGAGAGCGGATGATGGTGCAAGACCTGAACGGGCAAGATACCATTCCAGTGCAATGGATATTGAAGCTTTGCCGGAAGGACATGAATTTGAAGAACTGCCAACTACATATACAATTTTTATCACAGAAAATGATCTCTATGGTGCTGGAAAACCAATTTATCATATCAGGCGGATGGTTACAGAGTTTCCAAACAGACCTTTCTGTGACAGATCATTTATTTTATATGTTAATGGTGCTTATGTTGGCGATGATGACATTGGAAAACTGATGCATGACTTCCGCTGTAAGAATGCAGATGACATGTATTTTGAACAGATGGCCAACGTAACAAGATACTATAAGGAAACACCAGAAGGAGTGAGCTATATGTGCAAGGCGATGGAAGACAGAATCAAAGAGAATGTTCAGACTGCTGAATATGTCCGGTCTATGGAAATTGCATTGAAGATGTTAACAAAAGGATCTTACACATTTGATGAAATTTCAGAACTGACAGGACTTTCTCTGGAAGAAGTACAGCAGCTCGCTGATGAACAGGCCAAAGATGAATAACAGAAACTAAATCATACAGAAGAACCCGGAACGGCAAAATGTTCCGGGTTTTTTATATTGGGGGCCGAAATTTCAGCTGGCTTTGAGGAGGGGGCATTCACCATCCAAAATTGGAAGGTGAAAAAGAAAATCGGAACTATTTCGGAAAATCGGAACTATTTCGGAACTGCAATTCCGAAAAGTTTACATCTATATATAGCCATAAAATAAGAAAATCGGAAAATC